TGTCTCTCCAATCATCGTAAAAGTAACCCATTAGTTTGCACTCCATATTACATCATTATCTTCAAGGATAATATCCCTTACTTTCTCTCTGTCAACACTGTCAGCACAGAAATCCATTCCAACATTTGCAACGTGTTTCTGGACAGCCTTGATAACCATCATGTCTGTCATTCCAATGATAGGATAGATACCAGACTTTTCATTGTAGAAATCGTCAACATAGGCAACGAACTCACACATCATATTTGTAACTTTTTCAATATTCATCATCATTCTCCCTTAGTGAGTCTTTGTCATTTCGATTAACTTGATACCTTGTTCCATCAGAATTCTAGCATCGTCATCATCTTCAAAACCATACTCAGTAGCAAAGTCCATGCTGCTGGTGGTGTAGATTGTGTCGTTAACGATGTCGATACCGTAGGTATCCATCACATATTTGAAAGTCTTTGCAGTCTGGATATTTCCAGCAACCAAGTTTCCGGCACCCAAGAAAATCTCAAGGCCACCGTTGTTAGCACCGATAAAAACTGTTTTGTCTGTCATTTGAAGTCCTCTCTTTCAACTCATCTTACTTAATTAATATACCTTGTTATCATAACAAAGTCAAGAGAAAAATAGCAAAAAGACGAAAAAAAACCCCTGTAAAAACAGGGGCTTATCATTTTTTTTAAAATATTTTTATTTTGGATGAAGATATATTCCCAAAAATAGGGTTATTTCTCCGAATCGGTGTTAGGTGATTCGCTTATGCAATTACTGGTAGGGTTGTAACAACTCCTACAGCACCCAACACTACGAGAAGAGTTAAAATTCCAGATGTTATTTGCATAAAGTCTTTAATTTTATTCTTCATCTTTATCTTCCTTCAACATTAAATATTTTGCTTCCTCATAGTATCCCATACTGGAAAGATGAGATGCAGCTCTTGCTCTTCCAGCACTCTCGCCGAAAGCGATTACGGCAACGAATGCTATTTGTGTCATCTTTGCAATCCAATCGCAGATTTCACAAGTTTGTTTGTATGTATGATTTAGTACTAGTCCTATAGACATTATGTCTTTCTCCTTTTGTGTGTGATGTATTCATAATAAGATAGAACATCTTCGTCATTAAGATGTCTTGTGTCTTGGGCGTATTCTGTTCTAATATAACGAATAATATCGGTTGAGTTTTGTTTGCTACGGAACAATTTTGCTATCCATTTTGACATTTTATTTCATTCCTCTAAAACGGTAAAAGGGATGCAAAACGGCATCCCTAGTTAGTTTGGTCTTTGGGGTTGAGGTTCACTCAAGTATTGAGCTTCCTCATCTGTGTAAGGCCACATTATTGAATCTCCTTTGGGGGGTTTCGTATTTATTTATAAAACTATGTCAGTAATATTGACGTTTCATTGAGGTTTGTTTGTCAAAACAGCCGTGACAATTTCGCACAAGTCCACTTTGGTTGTGCTTCCATCCAATCAAATAATTTTGTGTATTCGTCTTTCTTTTCTTTACACTCATCAATGAAGTTTGGAATTTTATCATGCAATAGTTTTCCATCAGCACAAGGAATATCCACACCAGCAGTTTCAAACAATCCTTCGTTCTTCCAAGTGTTACCAGATAGAACTGTAGATGGACAACGTGCCTTGCAAGCTGCATACAGTTCGTGGTGTCTACCAGTTACGAACCAATCAGTGTTTCTAAGAGTGTTCACACATTCATTCCATTCTGTTTTGAAGATATCCAGAACAGGAATGTTTTCTGGTCTGTAATCTTGTTGCATAAAGAATTTGCCTATCACCAAATCTTTGTGTTCAAAGTTTTGTGTTGGTACATCGACAAAGTAAGACAAGTCTAAATGTAAATCTACCTTACGGCCAATAGTCTCATACATTGCATATTGAGATTTTACTTCACGAACAGAAATGTATGTATCAGATAATACGTCCTTAATTTCATCATTAATAGTCATAGACTGCCATACTGTATTAATTAGTGCAGTCTTTTTACCTAGTGTCTTTGCATTTCTTAGGATTGCAAGTAACTGTTGAGCTGTGGAAGCGTCATGGTGCATTGTTCCTTCACCATTGACAAGAATCATATCTGCTTCAATAAATTGCATTTCTACATTAGGAAGCAAGTCTCTGTTACCAGTAATAGAATTTAGGATTGTATGCCCATTGTCAATCAAGTCTTTATGTAAGTACTCCATCACTTTGGCACAACCATGATGGTAGTTTCTTGTATCATTAAATATCAGTATCTTCATTATATAATTTCAAACCTTCTTGCAATACTTTAGAACTTCCCACTCTGACATTGATAATGCCATTATAGTAATCGTCACTTAAAAGAACTTCTCTATCAAATTGTTCTTTTGCTTCTAGGTAACTTAACATTCCTTTACTTTGACAGTAATGTAATATCTCTCTAGTAAAGTTTTCTTCACCTAGTTCTTCAACATCAGCATTCAAATGGTCGGATGAACCCCAATAGGTTCTCCAATCACTTTCTTTTGTTGAACGTCTTTTATTCTTTTTACCTTTTAGGGGAGGCCTTGTTACCTTGAACCTCGCCAGTTTCTTACCAATGTATTTTTTATTATTGGTTAGATTCGTTATGATATAGACGAACCCCTCACAGTCCTCTGGAAGTTCGTCTACTGGATTTCCTTTGTATGTCCACATTACCATTCATCTTCATCAAAATCCTCAATCTCGTCTTGCTCTTCAGTATTTAGTTCGTCCGAGCAGAACGGGCAATGTTTGACAGAATAGTAGTGTTCTTCCATGTTATGTTGGATTCTAAAAACAGCATCACATGATTCACATAAGATTTCTTTTTTACTCATAAGCCTCTCTATGCGGCTTCATAAACGTCATCCCACTTACCACTTAAACCAGCAACCTCATATTCGGTTACTCTGTTCTCAAAGAAGTTAGTATGGTCTGCGCCATTCAGCACCCACTCCAACCAAGGTAGTGGATTATCTTTTACTTTGTAATTACCCTTCAACCCTAATTGAAGAAGGCGTCTATCAGTTATATATCGAATATATTGTTTGACTTCTTTACTATCTAGTCCTTCAATATCTCCAAGTTTGTACGCCAAGTCAACAAAGTTATCTTCCAGTTTGACTGACTGTCTAGCCATTTCATAAATCATGCCTTTAAACTCATCATCAATGATACGAGGATGTTCTGCACAATATGCCTTGAAAAGTTTTGATACACCTTCAACGTGGATTGATTCATCACGAATACTCCACTCAACAACTTTACCCATACCTTTCATCTTACCAAAACGCTGGAAGTTAAGAAGCATTACGAATGATGCAAATAGAGCAACACCTTCATTGAATACTGACTTTGCAAGTGATAGGCCTAGGCCACGAACTGTGTTAGGATCACTATCCATCATAAATTCAATCTTATCTGCCATCTCTTGATATTCTAAGAATGCATGATATTCTGCATCAGATAAACCTAGTGTTTCGTTGAGGAGCGCATACGCTCTTTGGTGGATACCTTCTCTCGTTGCAAACGAACCCAACATATTACGAACTTCATTATTTTTGAACTTAGGTATAAACTGATCATAATAGTTCTGTCCTACTGCAACATCTGACTGTGTAAACAGTCTAAGAATGTTTGTGATATATTCTTTTTCGATTGCACTGACTTTACCAGACTTCCAATCAGCAACGTCCTCTGACAAGTCAAGTTCATCCTCAATCCAGTGAACTTTCTCGTGTCTTGTTGTGATTTCAACTGCCCAAGGATAATGGAATGGCTTGTAAGTTTCTGAGAACTCCATCAAACCCCCACCTTTTTTCTTAACAAAATTATCTGCAACTTCCATAAACTGGTCGTATGTGCCGATTAGTTTGTCATCAATAAAGATTTGTGGAACAGAACGAGCGTTAGGAACTCTTTGATAAAAAGCAAGTCTTTCTTCTTCATTATCCATTTTAATTTCTGTGTACTCATACCCATGTGAATCAAACCAATGTTTTGCCTTTTCACAAAATGGGCAATGTGACTTACTATAAATTTCTACCTTCATTCTTGCATCATTCCTTTCTGAAAATCTTTTTTATTCATGCCGTAGTTTCTTTGCATATGACAATTATGTGTTGGTTTTGTTTTCATCTGTTGAACCCAATCCAACTCTTGAATTAGTCTGTTGTACCAATTCCTATCATGCTCGTCATGTGCTTTATCCATATCGTCTTTTAGTTGTGTGATCCTTGTTTCGATATACTGCTCTCTTGGATCAATGAGAGCGTTTTCAATCATCTTTTGTAATCTACGCATTTCCTTATCCTTGACACGCAACACATTCGTCTTGC